TGTACTTTATAGTCTGGCCATGAATTATCTGTTGTGTAACTATTTATATGCCAAATGATTCTGTTATTTGGCTGTGCGGCATAGTTGCCGTTTTCTAATTCTATAATGTGAGCACATTTATGCTCTTGCGGAATTTCAGAATGTTCCGTGTTTAATATATTAGACTCTGGATGTGCCCAGTCAACCGTAAATAAGTATTGACCTTTGTAGAATTTTTTATCTTTACCTAAAAATTTACCACTTATGCCAGATAACCAATCAAAGCAATGCACACTAGGATAATAACTAAAACAATTCCACAATTGTAATTGGTCGACTGACATATCCGGCACTTCGGATCTAGAAATATGTTTTTTGAAAAACGCGCTGATAGGCAATCTATAAAAGACCGCACCATTCGGTAACATAATATGAAATAAGAGCGCCTTCCCAGTAATACTTGCGACGCCGAAAACCACACAGTCTTCACTTTCTCCATGATGTTCTTTAAGATCATATAAATACTCCTTCCGTACTTGGCAATAGATTGGTGGTATATTCGCATTTAAATAAGCCATAGTTCCTCATATTATTTAATTTCGCCCCAATTAGGACCTGATTCATAATCAACCTTGTTAGGAACTTTTAACTCTACTGCATGTTCCATTATGTGTTTTATTTTATCAGCTTGTGCATCTGATTCAACAGAAAAATCTAATTCATCATGTATCTGTATATGAGCTAATAAACCTTCTTTATATAAATCAACCATAGCTTTTTTAGTCATATCTGCAGCAGATCCTTGAATAAGTTTATTTAAAGCTTTGTAAGTAAATGCTCTTCTATACCCATTATTATACCAATAATTTTTCTTTGGATTACCATCTTTATCTTTAATAACTTCTCCATTATCATCTAATAAATGTGGACCCATTTCTTTTAACTCTAACATAGTTTCATGATCTTCAGCAGGGACAAATGTGCCCCAATCAGAACCTCTAAGTATAGGTTCGTATTTAGGAAATCTGCATCTTCTACCCAATATAGTTTTTATTCTACCTTTGTTTTGTGCTGCAGCCATAACTCCATTGGTTAATTGTTTTATGAACGGTACACTACCATGATATTGATTAAACAATTCATCTGCTTTTTGTTTTGTTACTCCTAATTCATTTTGAAGTTTAGCTTTACCCATTCCATAAAATAAACCAAGATTAATTGTCTTAGCATCTTTTCTATCTATGTTTGCTAAATTAGCAACAAGTTGATGGAAGTCTGTATTAGGATTTTGAATATAAGCATCTGCAATTGTTCTAGCAGATTCATATTCAAATCTTATTCCATAATGTGTTACTAATCTTGGTTCTTGTTGTGAGTAATCAAATGTACCCCATTTACAATTTTCTTCAGGTATAAATAAACTTCTAATCAAAGGTCCTGTTTCTGGATCTCTTGCAGGTATTTGTTGTAAATTTGGATTCGCATAACTAAATCTTCCAGTTACAGTTCCTCCATCATCAGAACGTATTTGATTTATATCAGCATGAATTCTACCATTATGTTCGTGTTTTAAAATAGTATCAATAAATGTTGTACTAACCTTGTTTATTTTTCTAGCTTCTGCTATCATACGAACTATTGGATGTTCATGTTTAGAAATAAAATTTTTAGTAAAAGATGGTGAATCAGTTTTTTCAGTTCTGTCGTAAGGTAATTTTAGTTTTTCAAAAACTTCTGCAATCGATCTTGCCGCCCATATCTGAGTATCTATTCCTGTTTCTTTTTTTATTTGTTGCAATAAGTTTTCTTCTTTTAACGCTAATTCTTTTTTTAATTGATTGGCTCTGGACACGTCTACCCGGACGCCTAGGAAGCGCATATCAACTAAACAAGGGAAAAGATCAGTTTCAAGATTAAATATATCTTGTAAATCATCTTCAACAATTATCTTTTTTAAGTAATGCCAAAGTTCTAAAGTCAACGCTGCATCTTCTTCTGCATATGCACCTACTTCACTTGCTGGAAGTTTCCACATATCTGCTTTAGGATCTAATCCTCTTTCTTTAGCTGCTGCATTTAGTGCACTTTCGTTTTTACCTTTATTTAAATATACCCAAGATAATGCATTCAACGTATAATTGTATCTATTTTCATCTATAATAGATGCTGCAATCATAGTGTCTATAATTAAACCGTTGATTTTTATATCTAATTTTCTTATCCAAGATACGTCATACATTGCATTATGAAAAATTTTTGTAGCAGGTGATTCGCAAATATCTTTAAACCATTCTAAAGTTTTTTTACGATCTAAATTTGGTCCCTCACCATGTGCTATTGGAAAATAATTTTTATAACCATCTACAGCTACAGCAATACCTACTACTTCACCTACTTCTCTTATGGCCCCTGAACCCAGTTTCTTTAAATCTGGATCTCTGGTTTCTAAGTCAATTGCTATTTCATCTGCTTTCCTTAAATCAGGAAACTCTGTAGGTGCTACCCATTCTGTAGTTGGCATTAACATATTAATTTAAACTCCTACTATTAAGTTCTTTTCTTTCTTCAAAAGCTCTATGGTGTTCAAAAGAATTACTATCACCAAAATAATGAGTATTACGCTCAAAAGATTTTTTACAGTAATCAGTTTCAAATAAATAATCACCAAGTCTTATACAATATTTAATAATTGTATTATTAATATTAAAATAACTATTGTGAGAATTTATATTAATAAAATTAATTTGATTTAAATAAGAAATAGCAGAATTAAATTCACTATTGGATAGTGTTAAATAATCAGACTCCATTAAAAATACTTTTGGATTTTTAGTTTTAAATAAAAGTTCATTTTTAAATCGTTTAATATTAATGTCCCGTCCCTTACCAAAATGTATTTTGTAAATTAAGTAGATCATCATATTTAAGGAACTATGAGTAATTTTTTTATCTATCGCATTTTCACCCCATAATTTTGTAAAAGGTTCAATTTTCCATTCTTCTGATAAAATACTCAATCCTTTAAAAAAGAAAGATAAGTTTTCTAATTCTATAATTTTTATTTCTTTGCCTTTATAAAAAGCTTGTATAGTCAGTCTATCTTTAATCATTTTTTATTTTTTGTATCTTTCATCTTTTTAATTTCTAATTCACAATAATGAATTATTTTTTCTAAGTCTTGTATGCCATTTTTATTTTTATAACGACACACATACTTAATAACATTTCCCTGAAAAAAAGAAAGGTCATTCTTAGAAATAAATTCATAAGGTTGAATGTGAAACGATTTATAGTGATTCCCGCCAATCTGTTTATCTTGTGGAAATGCATCACTAAATATATCTTTATTTGTCATTATTTTAATACCTCCATTATATTAATTACAAAAAATGTTAATGTTATAGTTATAAATATATCTGATGTTATTATTCTCATGTTTATCCTTTTGTTGTTGTGGCAGTTATTGATTTGGCCTTATGTATGAATACAAGGGAACAGAGAAACCAAATCAAACTTGCTAACCAGGCATGATGCTGCCACCCACCATTAGGAAAGTTCTCTATCCCGTTCTGTTTATACTTAAAGTATAATTCTTTAAAATTTGTATTCATTACTTTTGCTATTTGCTTTCAACATATATAAATTATTTCTAGCTCTTGTTGCTCCTACATACCAAACTCTATGTTCTTCATCATGTTTATTATCACTTTTTTTAACTGATTTTTTTACTAACTTTGCTAAATCTAAACAAAGAATAACACTATCTTCTTCTCCGCCTTTAGCTGCATGAATAGTAGATACTTGTATTCTTGGTTCTGCATCTAAATCTTCTCCGTTGTCCAACATATTTTTTATGTATTCTCTCTCAGACAAATCTGCTTCTTCAAAAGCATCATACCATTCTACATTTGAATTCCATTCTTTTTGTGGTGCACCAATAAATTCTTCTATATCTTTTATTTCTTTTTCATCTAATTCAATTCCTCTACACCATGAGTTGTAATTAACAGATGCATTATATAATCTAACTGAAAAACTTTTATCTCTATGTGATTTAAAATATAAATTTCTTTTTCTTAATTCTTTTGTAATCATATTTCTTCTATAAACGGTTCTAGTTAATATTAAGTATCTACCTTCTTTTAAATCTATTTGATCTAAATTATTTATTCTAAAAGATTGACCTTCAAAATCCCTTGGATAATATATCTTGTGTTTTCTTAAACCTCTGATTTTTTCTAATGGTAATTCTGATTGTTCTTGAACTGCTCTAGATATTCTTTTTGAATATTTCAATATAGTTTCTTTTCCAGGTTCATTAATAAATCTTTCTACATCTGCACCAGCCCATGCAAATATAGCCTGATCATCATCCCCTGCTAAATATAAATCATCTGCATTTTCTTTTAACTTATCAAATAATTTCCATTGTAATGGTGATAAATCTTGAGCTTCATCAATAAATATAGTTTTAAATTTTGGTAAACTAGGTTTGTCAATTAGTCTATGAATCATATCATTAAAATCTAATTTACCGGTAATTCTTTTAAATTCTTTTAGATTGGCATCTAGATTTTTTAATATCCAAAGTTTAATTTCTTTTTTATTATGTTCATTTCGATCATATTCTTCTTCCACTGTAGTGCATCTATTCATTGCTCTACCAATCATTTTAAAATATGGACTATCAATATTTAAATAAAATATTTCTTCCTTGTTATATTTGTCATAATGTTTTACTTTTATACCTATCTTCTTACCTATTTTTACATAGTCCTCTGGTTGCATAACCATAGAATCGTTTAGTTCTAATTGTTGATATGCAAATGAATGTAAAGTTCTAAAGTAATTTAATTTTTCTGAATCCACTGGCATTCTATCTTTAGCAACTTTCGCTGCTTTTTTAGTAAAAGCAAAATAACCAATCATATCTAATGGCGTGCCTATTCTAATATAAGCTTTTGCTCTACTAATTAGTCTATGTGTTTTTCCTGTACCTGGAGGACCAAAATATTTATATATCATTAAACAATATCCTCTTTGTTTTCATATTCAGCTATTTCAATTACATCTTCTTCCATGTCTTCAAAGAAATACAAAGGAATCTTTGCACAACCATTTACCCCTGAATATGGTTTGTTTGTTTTTTTATTAGTACCAGGAAATCTTTTCTTTAAATCAAATTCTGGTTTAGGTAAATTTTCATCTTCTTTTTCAAACATTTTTATAATCATATAAGATGTTCTTGATGAATCTTTTTTCCAGTCATTGTCTTTTAAATCATTATAAAATTCATCGTAAACAAAATATGCAAACGTTTCATCTTTTAATACATTACCACTTTTAAATGAATTATAACTTGTAGCGTTTGTGCTATGTATATAATATTTTAAATGTTTCTTTAATATATCCATAGGTGTGGTCCCTGGAGCCGGTTGCACTGTATCTTGAGTTGATAACAATGCTTTAATAATTTCATAAAATTCCTGACCTTTAACAACAGGAGGTAATTCATCTGCTTGTGCCATCATCAATCCTCTTAGTTCTTGTTGATCTTTAATTCTATTTACATCTTTTGCATGAACGGTAACTGTTTCTCCATCGTCTCTTTCTACATCAAAATAATATTCAGGATCAGGTTTAAAATCTATTTTAATTAAATTAGATAATCTAGGCCAGGATATTTTTCTATCTGACATAATTCCAAATTTTCTTTTTATACATTCAGATTTAATACATACAGATGCTAATAATTCTTCATGACACTTGTATCCTTTTTCTTGCTTCTCCCAATGTTTTATTTTTGTTTCTATATATTTATCTGTCCATATTTCATCAAATTCAAAATAATCTCTACCTGCTTTTAACACCATCTTACCCCAGTTATCAGGATATTTTTTCTTAGCAAACACCATGTAATTATATAAAAATCGATCTCTACCATCCGTCATTTTTTCTTTTGATAATACTTCTAAACATGGTGGACCATCTTTAAATTCATCTGCACCACCTGTTAATTCTTTTCTAATTATATTATCGGATATTTCTTTTAATTGTTCTGGAGTCTGTTTATTTAATTCAATACAATTTAAAAATAATTCCAAAGACATTTCTTTGCCAGAAGGATCTAGTGCAACTCTTTCATCTTTATTAAAATAAGGTAGATTAATAAAGTTACCATTTATTTTATCTCCATCTGTATTAGTTCCTAATTTAGTTTGTTTAGGAAATACTTCTGTAGTAATTGGTAGTTTAAATAAAAATAATACTTGTTCTAAAAATTCTTTTATCTCTTTTGCTTTTACAAATTCTTTTGTAAATACATATAAATGTAATCCATTACTTTTTGATTTAACTGGTATTAAAGGTAAATTATTTTTTTGAATAGTTTCTAAATAAAATTGTATATTTAAATTTTTATATATCTTGGCATCAATATCTATTGCACCAAATCTTGCATAACCATTGTCATCACAAGGTTGAATTCCTATAGATTTTCTTCCATGTAAATGAAGTCTATAATCTTCATCAGTAATTGGTTTACCAGACCAACCATAATCACCTGCATGAAATTTTAATTTCCCTGTATTAGGATCTTTGTAACCATTTTTAATATTACAAAAACCGTAATTACGTTGTAATCCTGTAAAATACTTTATAAAATCTGTCATACTTACTTCCTAAATTTAAGACTGGGCCCAGTCTCCCGAGCCCAATCGTGGCCACCATAGTCACAACTACAGTTCTGTTAGATAATATCCTCAGTTTGAGGTTTATTATTTGTCTCATATTCAGGTTTAATAGAACCTTTAGCAACAGTCTTTTGTAATTCCTGTGCCATTAAATATAAGTCAGCATCTTGTTTCTTAGAAACATCTAAAGCTCTTGCCATAGATGGTTTATAAACATGCCAGCTTTTACTTCCTGCTTTCTTAGCAACAGTTTTTAAATTGTAAACTGCTGCAAACGCTGCAGGATTGTAAACACCTTTGTCATCCTTAAATCTAAGATTTTTAATCAGCTGATTTAATTCTCTTGCAGGTGTTAAGTTAGACGATCGCATAGTAATTACTGCAGGTCTAGGTTCATCACCTAAAACTATTACATAAAAATAAGCAGTCTTTTCTATGTAATTACCATTAGTCAGTCTATACTTACCGTTTCTTTCTTCAACAGCATCTGATGGAATAGATAGATGTGTTGTAACAGGTGGAGCTGCTGTGTCTCCCATTTCCTGCCATTCTGGAAACCTTGTTTGCACATGTGCAACAAGAACATCCACGCCTTTATCTCCATCTGTAAGTGTGCCTAAACCTTTAGCATAAATCATACCAGGTTTTGCACCATCTACATATTTAGCATCACTTGCATTACATTCAGGTGATAATTGATGAAGGATTTTTAAAATCGGAGTTGACATATCATCCGATTTGATTTCTTCGCTACCTCTACCAGAATCACTTCTTAGGTTTATAGTAGCCAGTGAACCTGCACTGTTCTTTTTTTCTATAGCTGTATTTGCCATATATTTACTCCTATTATTTATTATTTATTATTTATTTTTTATTCTTAAAATACGTTTGATTTCCATCAAACGTACTAAATAGTTCTTCAGGAACTTCTTGACCTTTGTCTTTCCATTCCTTCATAACTACTTTGAGTGTCGATGGGTGAACTTTCTCCTCTTGGATAGGTTCATACCCATTCGACCTCGCAAGGCTAGCGTAATCGACAGCCTTGTTATCTTCGCCTTGACCAAAAGATACAGTAATATTATTTTTTACTATATCTCCTAAGCCATTGTCTCGAAGCCAGTGTATCGCTTCTGCTTTTTTATCAGCTCTAATTGAAGCGCTATAAATTTTTTTAACTGTTAATTCTGAACCATCTTTTAATCTTAAACTAGATAGGTTCATGTCTTCCATTAATTTTGGAATAACAACACAACTAAAATATTTTTCATCTTCTTTTAAATCTTTTACTTGTGCTTCTAAGTTTTCTATTTGATTTTGTATTGATTTTAATTTCTCAATTTCTTGAGACAATTTATCCGGATCAATATTATCGGTTTGATCAGGTGCATCTTTTCGTAGATCGATTAACATATTACTTCTCCTAAATTTAACTTTTTAACTTTCATGATGATATAATAATTGCTTTGAAGCAATTTGTCAAGAGCTATTTTTGATGAATATTTATTTCTAATGGATAATAGGTTCTTTCTTGACGATCCCATTTTAATAATTTAAATTTTCCATTTGTCATTTCTGATGCAATTGCACAGGTTACTCCAATAATTGCAGGATCACCATTTAATAATAAATAATCTTCTTCTGTAAAATCTTTTAATTTTTGTCTAATTGAAAATATAAATGGACCAGGTGAAAGCATTATTTGTTCTAATGCTCTAAACATAATCACAATGTCGCCATATTTTCTAGCACCCATAATATTATATTTAGGTCTACCTGTTTCAGAGTCTACCGGAATATCTTGTAGTAAATAAACTTTAGCCATTGACTTTTTTCCTTTTTAATTATATTATAACAATTAGAAAGAAAAGTAAATAGAACTTATGAATTATAAATTTAAAACTAAACCATATGGTCATCAATTAGATGCATTAGAAGCATCTTGGGACAAAGAAAACTTCGCCTATTTTATGGAAATGGGTACCGGTAAATCTAAAGTATTGTTAGATAACGCTGCAATTTTATATGATAAAGGCCATATAAATGGCTTACTTCTTATAGCACCAAAAGGTGTTTATAAGAATTGGTATGATCAGGAGGTGCCTGTACATCTTCCTGATCATATTGAAAGAAAAATGGTGTTATGGAAAACATCAGACAAATCTAAAAAACAAAAAGAAATATTAAATAGTTTGTTTAAAACTGGATTTGATTTTCATATTTTAATTATGAATGTTGAAGCATTTAGTTCTGGTGATGGTGCAGCATTTGCTTATAAATTTTTATCATGCCATAAGTCTATGATTGCAATTGATGAATCTACAACCATTAAAACTCCAACATCTAATAGAACTAAAAATATTTTAGCATTAAGAAATCATGCTAAATATAGAAGAATACTTACAGGTTCTCCTGTGACAAAAAGTCCACTTGACTTATTTTCACAATGCCAGTTCCTTGATCCCTGGCTCCTGGGCCATGATTCTTATTGGACATTCAAGGCTCGATATGCAGTGACTAAAAAAATCGAAGTACAAGGTCGAAGAGTGGAGATAGTGGTTGGATATAGAAACCTTGGTGAGTTATCAGATAAAATAAAACCATTTTCAAAAAGAATATTAAAAGAAGATTGTTTAGATCTTCCAGAAAAAACTTATGTCAAACATTATGTTGAGCTTACAAAAGAACAGCAAAAAGTATATAATCAAATGAAACAAGAAGCAATTGCTTTTTTAGATGGTAAAATGCAATCTTCAGCAACTGTTATGACTCAACTTATGAGACTCCACCAAATTACTTGTGGACATTTCACTGCAGATGATGGAACCATAAAAGATTTACCTTGTCAAAGATTAACTGAACTTATGAATATATTAGAAAATATAGAAGGTAAAACTATTATATGGTCTCACTATACTCATGATGTTAGAAGAATTATCGCAGAAATTAAAAAAGTATATGGTGAAGATTCTGTTGTAGATTATTATGGTGCAACCGATACAGATGCAAGATCAGTAAATATTAAAAAATTTCAAACAGATGATAAATGTAGATTTTTTGTTGGAACTACCCATACAGGTGGTTATGGTATTACATTAACTGCAGGTAGTAATATGATTTATTTTTCTAATGGTTATGATTTAGAAAAACGTCAACAGTCTGAAGCCAGAATAGATCGTATAGGTCAAACAAGAAAAATGACTTATATTGATATAATGTCTTCAGACACTATTGACGAACGTATTGTTAAAGCTCTTCGTAATAAAGTAGACATCGCAAATACAATTATGGATGAAGACTTTAGAGAATGGATTTAATCAATTTTTATTTGTTTTAGATTTTTCTTTTTATTATCTACTAAAGAAATTTTTAACATACCATCTTCGAATGTTGCTTTTTTACATTCAAGATGATCTGCTATCTGTAATCTTTTTGTAAAAGATTTTGAAGAAATACCTTTTCTTGAATAAACTATATTTTTTTCTTCTGATCCAGAAGAACCTTTTATAGTTAAAATATTATCTTCTATTTGAAGATCAATATTTTCTTTTTTATATCCAGCTAAAGCCACTTCTAAACTGTAGTTCTTATCATCAACTTTAACTACATCAAAATGTGGATAAGGCCTTTCGTTGTATTTTAGATTTTCAATGCTATTAAATATATCATCAAAACCTATAGCATAATTTAGGAACTCTCTTATATTTGTCATAATAACCTCCATGTTAGACAGTTTGTTTATAGGTCCTTCCTAAGCGACCTACTGTTAATATAATGTATTCTTTCTAGATTTCAAGTATTATAGTCCCCACTATAATAATCCCGGTAGCGAACTACCTGACCGCCCAAAAAATTAAAGTTTAAGTACTAATGCAGTTATAACACCACCCATGCCTACTAGTAAAGCACCGGCACAGCCTATTAGAATTCTTTCTATTCTTTCAATAGATGTTTCTAATTTTTCTATTTTTTCGTGTGTTTGTTTTTGCATAATACGACAAAGTTTTTCGTGGGATTCTATTTTTTGTAAAGCTAAACTTTTAGTTGATCGAGGCATTATATTAGTCTATGTTCTACTTGTCTTAATACTTCTTTATCAAATCCAGCTAAATCTACTCCAGCATTTTCTAGGAATCCTTTAGCAATTCCATCACCATTGTAATCAGCAAACTCAATATTATTAATAAATATTCTTCGACCTGTTGTATCTAGAGAATAAACTACAGGTATCTTATCGATCTTGACGGATAATGGGCTGTCTTTAACCATAATAAATTTACCATCTTCTTTAACATAGTGACTACCTGCAACAGTAACCCCTTTGTAGTCATGTATCTCATCAGCTGCTTTAAATTGGAATACACCTGTAACTTCTCCACCTTTAGTGTCATCACCAAGTTGAATATCTTTAATTTTTTTCTCAGAACCATCGGCCATTTGAATAGGAGTATTTGGATCAAAACAAAATCCTCCATAATCTGATTCACCACTACCTGATGATCTACCACCAGATCGGTCTCCTCTTCCACCTCCTCCATCGCCTGTTGTTGATCCTCTATCTTTATCAATAGCTTCTTGCTGTTTTGTGGCTTGTCTTCTAGATATATCTTGAGCTTTAGCTGCAGCTTCAATTTGTAGTTCTCTTTGTTTAGCAGCATCTGTTTCTCTTCTTTTTCTTTCATTGATTGCATCAATTTCAGCTTGTTTTTTTTGTCGTTCCTCTTCTAGTTTTTGTTCAAAAATTAAATTTGATTTTTCTAAAGCTTTTTTTTGCATTAGATCAAATTGACTTATATTATATAAATCCTCAAATAGATTGGTTGTTTTACCCATTATTTGATTAAACCCAAGAGGACCTGTATATGTTCCAGTTTCTTCTATTTCAGAAAGTACATCTTCTATTTGTTCATTTGATAAACCATATTTATCTTGTAAAGTATCTCTAATATTTGACTGTCTTTTTTCAACAGATTTTTCTAAACCATATTGAGTTGGTTCACCGTATTTACCACCCGTTAACATATTTAATAAACCACCGGATACAGGATTGTATCCAGCCATGATTCCTTCTGGTGTTCTATAATTATCAGTAACTATTCTACCAATATTATCTAACTTAATACCTTGACCTAATAATTCATTTTGAAATATTGCTGTTCTATTTGGTCCAAGTTTATCTGCTATAGCATCAAGACCTTTTTTTACAAATCCAAGAGGTGTTGGAATTTTACTCATTAACTGTTCAATACCTGTTAAAGTTCTACCTTGAACTCCATAATAATCTGGATACATGGACATTTGTTTTTGTAATCCTGTTTCTGTTGGGTATAAATCCCCTACATATTTACTTTCAGCAGCTTGTCTATAAGCATATGGATTGTATTGATCAGAAGTTCTAATAGTAACGTCTCTTGGGTCTATACTATATGGACTAAAACCACCACCATCACCGCTTGCTGCAATTTCTGGGTATAAACTAACAATACCTTGTGGATCATCTGGACTCGGCCTTATCGGATTAATTCCTGCTACAGGTGGAGTATATAAATTTGAGATATCAGGTAAAGCTTGATTTAAATAATCAACCATGCTTTGTGGTAATCCATATCTTGTACTATAAAGTGCCATTAGACTAATCCTCTTTGTCTTAAACGAATTTGTTTCTCTTCTTCAGATAATAAAGCATTTTCAGTAGGGGTCAACCCCTGATTCATGATGCCTGTAGCCTGAGGCATAGTTTGTATTACCTGAGAACTTGGCATTGGTTGTGGTGGTAATGCAGCAGGACCGACAGGACTTGTATCAATTAAATAGTCATTTAAATCAATGCCTCCATCGTAAGTTTCAGCTAAAGTAGGTGTATATACTGCTCCACCCTCTGCAAATTCTTGTGTAGTAATATTTTTTTCAAATACACCATCTAATCTAAGTCTACGCATATCACGAGTCATTGCTCTAAGTGCTGGTAATACTTGTCTAAATACATCAAAGGTACCAAGATCTCTTGCAATCTCTCTAAATCTAGCTTGAATATCTTCTGATGGAAAATAAGATTCAAACTTTCCTCTTTGTAAATTATTAAAAGTTATATCAGATAATTGTCTATCTCTAAATTCTCTTCTAAGTCTAACTGGAGATTCACCTAATATTTGTGCAGCATTAATATTTTTATACATTTCTTTTTGTACATTGAATCTTGCTTTATTAGATTCATAGAATCTTGTAATAACATCATTAGGATTAATAGGTCCTCCTCTTAGTAATCCAAAATAACCACCAGTAAATTCTCTTCTAGCTTCCCTGATCCCTCTTTGATATTCTGCAATTTTAAATCCCATAGCTCTTTGTGGATCAACTGCAATAGGTCTAAAACCAACTAAACCTGCTAACTCATCATTGAGTTCTAATTGTTCTCCAGTTTTAGTTGGAGTTTGTGTAGCTGCTTGAATAACTCTTCCATATTTTTGTAGTGATGGATCAATTGTTTTTAATAAATGACTAAATCTAATTGACATCTTATCTCCAATAGGAGTTTGATCAGTATATAAAACTCTACCATCTCTAGTAATACCACCTCTAACTGTTAAATCTCCAACAGCTTCTGTCCAAATAGATTCATCTATAAATGGTGATGCGATTTCTGCAACAGCTTCTTCAGCTCCATTTATAAAACCTTTAATTATTGTATCTCCATCATTTGTTGAAGATATAATTTCATTAGCTAAAGTTCTAAATGGTCTTGCAATTAAATCGTATGCATTAGAGTGACTAAAATCGATGTATTTTAATTCACCAGTGTCAGTATCTCTAATAGGAATTAATGTAGAATTTTTTGACCAATCCGGTACAAATTGTCTCAGTGCATTTATTTCATCTTCCGTTACATTATATAAAGCTTTAGCACCTTCTACAAACATAGTAGGTACTGCACCTAAAGTAAATGCCATTCCTGTAGCTCTAGTTGCACCAATTCTGTACATAGGGTTATTGTTTTTAACCATTCGAGTAGTACCATCTTCTAATACTTCCATAACTACAGGACCTATGTCAGGTCCTCTAACCGATACTCCTGGAGCCGGTATATGTTTCATTTCATTAATAGCTTGTTCTGCAATATTAACTGTTGTTCGAATCATTTCAGAAGGGAATGACATGAAATTACCAACAGGTAATAATCTTGCAGTTCGCACTGTGTCTCCAACATATGAATAGTTAGGTACAGTATTTTTTACAATATCAGCTGCTTCTTTTTTTAAATCATCTATTGATTTAGTAATACCTGCAGCTTTATATGCTTTATCTCTCCGTTCTAATTCAACAAAATAATTTGTAATTTTCCAAAAGTCATCTTCTGCAACATATTTACCCTGTAGATATTCTGGTATTTTTTTTAATCTTGACATCATTGGACTAATCATAGAATCTAAATCAGCAATTTTATCTCCAAAATTTACATCTCGTAAAAGATTTTTTAAATCTCCAATTTGTGTTTGTGAATTTACAATACCTAGTTCTAGTAATTCTCTATATGCTTTTTCAAATGCAGGATCATCAAATCTGGTATTTTTTATATTGCCTACACCAGATATCTGCCAACCTTTTCTAAATGAATTACCTAACAGTTTAGGATCTAAAAACCCTTCAAATAAAATTCCATTTGCAGATGCAAATGCACCAGCACTAATTAAATTACGTAAGTGTGTAGGAATAGATAAAACGGTTTTAGCTAACTGTGCAGTTGCTTTTGGAAATAATATTAAATTTCTATATAAAAAACTTACACCTTGTTCTGCTGCAGTCGCACCTTCTCTACCTCTAACCGCTGCTGTAAAAAATCCTTCAGTTAAACCATTAGCTCTTTTTAATGCATCCGCTATATCTCTTGTAGTATATAATGTAGCCAATGGATTTTCTATATTGCCTGATTTAAATTGTGCCATACCTCCAAGTTCATCACCAACTTTTACAATATCTGCTGTATTATTAGTTGCTCTTTTTGCTTCATCTTTACTTTTCCAAAAACTACCACGTTGACCTAATTTTTGTGCAGCTTCATTGGTGTCAAACATTTCTTTAAACATAGCACTAGTTCTTGCCATGCCCGATAATTCTGTAATAGCATTAAAGATTGAATATCTTGGATCAGACATTTCACCTAATAATTTTCTAATAACTTCAGGAGGTGCTCCAGTTTTTTCTATAATTTCAGCTACAAATTTATTACCAGGTAAATCTTCTAATGTTTTATTTATATAATTAATATCAGGTAATCCTCTTGTTCTTTTCTTTGCTTTGATTCCATCATCTAAAATTTTATCTACAATGTATTTTGCGTCTTCATAATATTGTAAACTATCTGGATTATATTTTACATCAGGATTACTATCTGCAATCTGTCTTCTAAAGAAGTTTATTGCATTTTCCATAGATTCATCTGTAGGTTTATATCTACCTAAGACACCTAATACTGGATTAATTTCAAAAATTTTATATGTATTTTTAACTGATGATTTAATTCTTTGTTGTAATATTTCTTTTAATTCAGGTGCATTTAAATTACCTGTAGTATCTAATAAATTAGCAAAAGTTCCTCTTGCATCATCTACGGTTGTTATAATTTTACGTGCAGTTTGTTTATCAACACCTTTTTTAACTAAATTTTCTATAAATGCATCGGCTTGTTCAGCACCAGTTATTTTAGTTATATCTCCATCTAATATTAATTCATTAATCTCATTATAAAATTGTTCTTTTTCTTTTACAGTTAATGACCGGTCTAATACTTTTTGCATTTGTGGAAAGGCTTGACCTACTTGTCTATCTAAATTTTTAACTAACTCAGTTGCTCTATTTAAATCTGCAGCTCTAAATCCTTCCATTACTCTTTGAGAACCAAACAATGCTTTAGTCAAAGGTCCTTCTGGTGTAAATGAATCTGCTAATTTACTTAACCATCTTTCTATTCTTGAATTACTGTATGCTAAATCTTTACCTTTAGTTGCTAATGCTTTAGCTCCTTTAGTTGCTCCTGCAACAAATGGTGTAACAAATAAAGCTTCACTACCAAATTTTAATCTATTCATTAATTTTCTAGCAGCATCTTCTCTGCCACCTTCTAATCCAAAAGTATCTAATTTAGTGGGACCTCTATCAAATAAATCTCCAAAACTTCCTATGTCTTCTACATCTGCAACAAATGCTTCTCCTGCTGCACCACCAAAAGTACCTGCAACAAATCTTTTATAACCCAATCCTTGATTCAATTTATCAGCTTCTTGTTGTGCTCTAACTACACTTTTAGACCCAGAACTAACTGCCTTACCTGCTTTTTTTGCTTGAAAATATCTATTAGCTAATGAACTACCTAATTTAAAACCTTGTGCTCCCGGTATACCAATTGATACCAAAGCTTCAGTTAATCTACCAATACCTTTTTCTGCAGCAATTTCTTCAAATGGATTTAATTTATCAAAAAATTCTTCAACGGATGCAGCTGTGTTAGTATCAAAACCTAAATCAAGAAGTTCTGCACCTAATGAAAATATACCTTCTGGAACTTTAAATACCCCTGAAGCAATGCCTGCAAGACCTGCAGTATACCATGATCTTTCGTTATTTTCTTCTGCTGGAAGAAGTGGTTGTAAGGCCATTTATCCTCCTATGCTATTGGATCCTCAATATCCATTCCGAACATTGTTGTGTCTTTTACCTCTGGTGTTTTTTCTATATCAGCTCCAGCTGTTGTGATTTTAATTTCACCTATAGAATTAAATTCATCAAACATTAATTTACCATCAACATTTCTTATTAATTTAATATTTCCTGCAAATGGATCATAAACATACTGACCATCTAATTCTTTTAATAATTTTTCATTAGCTTTAACTTGATCAGTTTTAGATAAATCAAAATCAATTACTCCACCATATCTATTTCCACCAACCTTAGATTTCAATGTTGTTGCATCTTGTGTTAAAAATTTAGCAGCATTTATAGCAACATCTGGTTCAAAACCTTGTTCTAAATATTGACCAACTTTCATTTCATATATTTTTTCATTAAAACCAGGTTTACCTTCAGCAGTAATTTGTTTTCCAACAATGTCACCTGCTAAACCTAATGCAGCAGATTTAACACCAGTTTCTAATTCTCTTTTTTTAGCTCTTTCTTCAGCTAAAGTTTTAAATAACTGTGGTGTTTGTCTTCCAGCAGCTCCTGCAATATTTCTAAGTAAATTTTGTCCATCTGCTCTACTCATTAAATCTAAACCAGTTTGTATTGCAAGTTGATAAACAGGATCTTCAAATCCTGTAGGTTTTTGATATGTTCCCATAACTTCTTCTACAACAGGTTTAATTCCTTCGTATTCTTCTTTGACTCTTTCACCATATTTATAATTTTGTCTATCTTTAATACCAGACATAATACCATTCATGTTCGTAGGTCCACCTCTGAACATTGGTCTTCTAAATACATTACTCATTATCTATTCATAGCTCCATATATTCCTGCAAGTGTTGTACCTGCACCGATTGCAGTTTGTGCAATTCCTGGTACCGGAGTCGTGCCAACAGTTTGACTTCCAGGGTATCCTGATATTAGACCCATGATTCCTGAGCCATATTGTTGTGCAGTTGTTAATGGTTGATATAATTGTTGTTGTGCTAATTGTTGTTGAGCAGAAAGTTGTGCTTGTAATTGAGCTTGACCTAAACCACCTAAAGTAGTTAGACCTGCAATTTGTTGACCAGCTAATGCTGGAGCTTGCTGTGCTAAATTCATTTGTTGACCAAAAGCTTGACCTGCTAATTGTTGGGCTTGACCAAAACCTTGTTGTAATAATTGTGCTTGTAATGCTGCTCTATTTCTATCCGATGCAGATTGGTATTCTGCTCTTTGTACACCTTCTCGTCCACCACCAAATGCACCTGCTGCTATAGCTTGTGCTGGAACACCTTGTGCTCCTTTTTGTGCTTGTATATCATATTCTTGTAAAGTTGTTCCAATTACATCTTGTTGATATGGAGACATAAATGCTTTGTATGCATCAGGTCCAGAATAACTTGCAGCGGTTTCTAAGTAAGGTTGATAAGAACCAAGACCGCCTGCTTTACTAATTGCTTCTTGTTGTAATGGAGAAAGACCTGCAACAAATTGCGGACCCATTAATTGAGATAAATCTTCTGCTTTAAGACCAGCAATTGCTTTTCGCAGTTCGTCTAAATAAAGTTTCGATTCTGATTCTATAAACTCAGGTGGTTGTGTTATTTGTGTAATTGTTTCAGCCATTAAACTCGTCCTCCATTTTCAAGTTTTTTCATCATATCATACATACGTTGAGCGCCTCTATTAACGTCACCATCACCCATTCCTCTTACAGCATCAGCTGTAAATACAAATTCATTGTTTGATAACATTGCAGGAATGTCATCTGCCTTTTCTTTTACACCAACTGGAGGAATAAATCCACCTGTTTCTCT